AGTGCAAGTCCACTGTACTTGTACTTTTTCATTTCGCCTTGCCATACATTGCGAAAGTAGTTGTCTAACACTTTATCGTCAATGCGATCAACAAGTTCGCCAATGTGTGTATATTCAACATCAATTTCAACGTCGAATGTACCTTGAATAGCCTGTTGCAATGTGCGTGAGTTACGCAACAACTGCGGGCTAGTATGGATCATTTGTTCAAGTTTGTGTAGGATTTTATGGTTCACGGTTTATAAGTTCCTATAAAAATGTCACTGTGTTTGTGATGTTGTATCCATTGTACACTATGTTTTTGACCAAAGTCAAGTATTAATTTATTCTGTTCTTCAATACGTTTGGTCATCAAGTAGTCTGTTTCATACCAGTCATAGTTTGGATAGGTAATGTCAAATCCACCTGCCTTCTTCCACCATAGAAAACTTGCCCAGTCTGGTCTGTAAACTAGTTGTATCCATGCAAGTGGATAGCGTTCTTGTATTTCATTAAAGTAGTAGGGCCACTCGTGACTCATTAGTAGTTTGCTTCCAGAACTAAGGTCCCACTGTGTATAGGGTGCATTGAGGTTGTGCTTATCCAACCCGCCTTCAGCAGGGTTTGCAGGAAACTCCATACCAGTGCCATAATAAGCATCACAGTGTCCACTGAAGTCGCCATGTTTGTATATGCGATGTTCTGCACGATCTGTGCAGTTGTATTGACCCGAGGATTTTATTTCCTGTGCAATGCCACTCCAGCGACTGCCAGGCACACCTGTGTAAAATATATATTGGGGGAGCATAAAAATATTTATCATTATATGCGCACTTAATCAAATATATGGATACTTAACTATCGCTCTAGCGACGTAAGTAATATTAACAAGGGAGGCATATTTGCTCTATAATATAACACCTTGTATGCTTCTCTATGCAATCAGGAGAATGCATATATAATGGCTAGAAAACAACGCAAAGCTAAACCTCAGCGTCAACACCTTACACATGCTGAGTATATGGAATCAAACGTACACTACCTACCACAAGCAACCAAACAAAAAGAAGTTCATTTACATGGACGCAATCCTAACCAAAAATCTTACATTTTTAAACTACTAGATCCTACGCAAACTATTGTTTTTGCAACAGGACCAGCAGGCACGGGAAAAACAATGTTGGCTGTACTAGCAGCTGTTAAAGCGTTAAAAGAAGGAGATGCAGAACGTATTATCATTACACGACCGGCAGTAGGTGTAGATGATGAACAACACGGTTTCCTACCAGGCACTATAGAAGATAAGATGGCGCCTTGGACAAAGCCAATATTTGATGTAATGAGAGATTACTACAATGCCAAGCAAATACAAACCATGATCCAGGAAGGTGTTATTGAGATTTCGCCACTGGCATTCATGCGGGGTCGAACTTTTAAAAACGCTTGGGTTATTGCAGATGAAATGCAGAACGCAACACCTAATCAAATGAAGATGTTACTTACACGCATTGGAGACAACAGTCGTATGGTAGTAACCGGTGATATTGCACAAACAGATCGTAAAGAATATGAAAACGGATTGATTGATTTCAAACGACTATATGCGAGATTTAACGACAGTGAGTACATTAGCATTGCTGAGTTTGAACATCAAGACATTGAAAGACATCCAGCAGTCATCGAAGTCTTAGATATATATGGCGATAAATAAACATGTTATAACAAACAGATTTATCTTCGGAGAACAAGACACATGGCAACAGATTATAGATTTGCTATTCAATGCTGGCAAGACAGTGCAGGCAGTGAAGACGCAAGAATGGACGTATTCATTGATGGTACAAAAGTTGTAGACAATACAACAATCACTGCTACTAGCGCAGATAGCCCACAGTTAGTAACGTGGGAAACTACAGGACTTGCAGATCCTGCTGGCGACGGTAGTGTGGACATTGATATTAAGGTAGTGCTCAAGAACGAGTACTATGTAGACACTGACACAGATAGAAATATTTGGATTGACATGATTGGGTACAATCCTAAAGCCAATAATGTAAGTGGACAAAGCGGCGCAGTATATACAACACCAAGTAGTAATCCAGCAACAGTTGTATCAGACTGGACAACAGCAGACAGTTATATGCAGGAACTTCCTACAGCAGTAGCAGGTGACCAGATTCCAAGTGATTTTTGGAGCGGTGTTACAGTTTTCAATCATATCCCTGTTTGGGGAAGTGATGGTATAGACGGTACAACTGTTACCCTTCCACTAAAATAGATCGCATAATAAAAATAAAAGAAAAGCGCCATATGGCGCTTTTTTTGTGACTTGGCGCGGCTGAAGAGATTCGAACTCCTAGCCTTCGGTTTCGTAGACCGATGCTCTATCCAGTTGAGCTACAGCCGCTGATTTGGTATCCCTACCCGGATTCGAACCGAGATTGCCGCCGTGAAAGGGCGGTGTCCTAACCATTAGACGATAGGGACTTATTTGGCATAGGTGGAGGGATTCGAACCCCCTAGCATCTCTGCTCTAGTTTTGGGGACTAGTGTGACACTCCAACTTCACCGCACCTACATTATTTGTTGCGTTTACGCCTAAACTTTCTAAGCCTTGCATACTTTCTCAGCATACACTCAATAACAATATTTTTAAGTTTGCGACGTTTTGATCTTGCCGCTTGACTTCGATCTAGTCTAGTACCTCTGTCCATATCTGCCTCTTTATGCAGTTACGATCTCGTAAACCTCTTTCCAACTCTTAGCAAGTGGAAAATCCTTGCAATCCATGTTAAAGCCATGCTCGATTACAATAGGCTTCAGACCGACTTTTTCACCAGCGAGTGCGTTTTCTACTTTGTCCTCGACCCAGTAACAACCGCTGTCTTTGTATTTAAGTAAAGCCTCGTCTTTGTCGGCGCCAGTAGCCAAGCAAACAACACTTTCAAAAGTGCCTTTGCCAAACAGTTTTGCTAAGTTCCGTTCCCGCAACTTTTGTGCATACTTGTTAGTTGACAAACTAGTAACACAAATAAATGTCCATCCTTCGTCAGCCATCTTAGTGATAACTTCGACTGCATCACGCAGTGGAGGAAGGTAACCAATAGCAGCACTTTCGTTGAAGATGCGTATCATCTTCTTGCCTTGTTCTTTGCTAATACCGTACTGTTCGCCTACGTTGTAGATCGTCTCAGCACCTTCTATCTTTTGGAATCCGTATTCTTCCATAAAAATATGGAAGGCATACTCCCAATTACATAGGACGCCATCACAATCTACAATAATAGTCTTTTTCATATTTTCTCTTTCTCTTTAACTTACTTTACTAGTATAGCAAACTTTTAAGTTTTGTCAACCACTTTTACATAGTTAAGCACAGTTTCTTTGCCACCGTGGAACTTACTGGTCTGGTGACGTTTGACTTTGCCTTCTACTGTACAAGCATCGCCCCAATGTTCTGCAGAATGTTTAGTAAAGAAGCAAACAATATCTGTGCCGATTTTAGCATTTACAATGTAGCAAGCCAGTCTCTGTATAAAACTACAGTTAATGATTTCTACTTCGCCGCTGATCTTCTCGCCTAGATTGCCAATGTATTCACTAACAGTACTAAGTTTGCGCATTTCGATGTCTTTAGCATCACGTTTGACTGCACGGTTGTATGCTTTAGGCAAACTTGCTATTACGCCAATATCTCTGCGATCAACTACACCTGTTTGGATAAGGTTGAGAACTTTTTGCTCAAAATCATTGATCTTGGCACCCATGGCTTTGAATGTCAAGCCTCTGTAGTATTTGATGATATCTTCTGCAGTAGTTTCGCAGTCTTGCGTAACTGTGTCTATAAACGCAGTTTGCTGTTCACTAAGAACACCTAAATGTGAAAGGATAAGTGTTTTGTTGGTCACGGTGTCTGGACCAGGATAGTTTATGTATTCTTCTTGATTTTGGTTATATGCTGCAACAGCGTAGGTCATTACTAGTTTGAGGTCGAAAGTAGTATCTTTCATTGCTTTGGTCCTTGGTAATGTTTAACAATATGTATATAATAGCACCTTTATATTATTTGTCAACCAGATCCTTGTAAATCATCCTCAAACTATTTTGTGCTTGTATATTTTTCGTTACACACGTTCTTTGCCAAAGATCTTCTTCCCACGCAACCTTTCCTGTGTAATGGCTGTAATGAAACTGCTCAGGATTAGTGCAGATATGTGTGTGCCAAACACTGATGTTCTGTTGGTCAATCCAAGTTGCAAGTTCTGGTATATTGTCTATGTTGTCATGTTGTACAACTGTGTTAACCATAAACTTGGGATCTAGTGCTTGTCTTAGTGCTTGTATATTTTTTTGTATTATATCCCAACTACACAGCGTCCTAATGCGTTCTATTGTTTCTCCTGTGCCATCTATACTAAGTACAAAACATAAGTTAGTAAAACGTTTAAGTGCAGACATCATATGGTCTGTCAAGATAGTTGCATTTGTATTGATTATTATTTCGCAGTCAACGTTTTCTAAACTATCGAGCACAGTGCTAAAACTCTTTATCATAAAAGGTTCACCGCCTGCAAGATAAATGCGTTTAGCATTAGGGTTGATATCAAGATCGGGCTCTACAGTTTTGTAAATATCTTCATGACCTAAGTATCTAGCCCATTCGCTGCTACTGCCTGCATTGCAAGTTTGACATCTTAGGTTACAAAGATTACTGTATCGCAAGTCATAACTTAGTTCTTCTGGATTATGGAAATCTAAATCTGGAAAGGATTTAAGCCATTCTTTGTTGTAAAGTTGCCGTTCACTAAAAGTCTTTATTTGTTCTTGCGCTACACATTTTCTGCATTCACCAACAGATTTATTGTCTAGCATTGCTGTGCGCACTGCTTGTAGTCGATCATCGTCGATGATGTCGCTGCTATGACAACAAAGTTTTTGCTTATTGTTAAGGTCTATGTGCTTGTGTATGAAAGGAAGGACGCAGAAACTATGCCCATATGTTAGTACATCCTTTAGTTGGATATCTGACATAGTTCTACTAGTGTTGCCGCCAAGTTAATCTCTTGGTCTGCTACCATTGGAATGTTGCGCAGTCCTTTTGCAATGATGAGAATAGCTGCATCCTTTTGTTCCTGTGTTTCTCCCCACAGTTCCAAGTTGTCATACATCCAGCGGAACAGATCATCCATTTCCTCAGGACGCACTTGACTGCACAGCATCTTACGAGCCTCTAGTATCTTACCTTGCTTGAACAAGTCTACCACTGCTAGTTTGTAGTCTGCTGTTGCACTATCACCTTCGTTTGGCTTTACTAGTGTGCCATCCACTGTGTTCATCTGACACAAGTTCAAGCATTTACGCAAGTCAGGATATGTTGCTTTTACATAACTGTCCAGTGTATCAATATCAATCTCTACACCTTCTTCAACACACACTGTTGCAATACGAGCAGTAAACTCTGTGTGATCAATCTTTTCAATGTGAAAGCCTTGACAACGGCTGTGCAGTGCAGGGATAATCTTGTTTGGATAGTTACAAGTGAGAATAAAGCGACTACTGCTTGCATATGTTTCCATTACACCACGCAGTGCCGCTTGACCATTTGGACTGATATAATCAGCCTCATCTAGCAGTACAACTTTAAAATCACCAAAAGGCATAGTTTGTACAAAGTTAGTGATCTTATCACGCACGTTTTCAACACTGTTTTCACGACTAGCATTGATCTCTAGTACATCATACTCATCAATATCAAGCATGTTAATAAGCACTTTTGCCAGTGTAGTTTTACCTGTGCCTGGAGCACCACTAAACAGCAAGTGTGGAATAGTTTTTGCATCTACCCAACCCTGCACTTGTTTACGTTGTGCATCATCTCTAAACACATAGTCTGAGATTGTGCTAGGTCTGTATTTTTCTGTCCAAAGTTCTTTCATCGAACAAGATCCTCAATAGCAAGATATACGCCGTATAGAAAGAAACTCCAGATAACAACGAATCCAACGATGCTCGTATCGCAGTATCCGTACTCATCAGCAAGTCCTAGTTTCTTAAAAAATTTGTGTATCATTTGTAGGTTCCATCTAAGTTATAGTGTTTAGCATTGTACATGAAACAGAGCAGAGCTGTCAATATTCCATATTGATTTTTAAGTTGTATAAACCAACTGCGATAGTGTTTAAGGGTTGACATATTCAAAGTTTACAGTATCTTCGTTAACACGCAGCTTGATTGCACCATTCTTCAAATGAAATCGTTCTGCCATTTCTGTAGGAGGGCTTAGTGTAACAAATCTGTCTACGTCTGGCATGTTGCTTTTGATCCATTCTACTGCATCAAATACAACGTCTGCACCTGCGCCGCGTTCATAACTCCATACTGTGTAAAACACAGCCGTAGTGCCTGGATTGTCCAGCACTTCCTCAGTGCTAGGCACATCCTCGCAGAATGCAGCGCAAATGATTGCAGCAGGTGCTTCGTCCTTGTACCACAGTGCAAATGCTTTGCGGTTTTCTGTGATGCGAAAGTTTGCATCAATGTGTGGTCTTACAGGATCGTGATCGAAATATGAGAGTTGTGTTTCATCAATAACAGTTAACATTTAAATCCTATTGTAAAGTTCAAAGTCGTCAGCGTAAAGTTCTTCTACTCCTGACTCTTCAATGAAAAAGTTAATCATTGCGATAAGATTGGGGTCTGCATTTTCTGCAAACAGTTCGAAAGGTTGGTACCCATTTTCTACAGCCCATGTATTAAAGTCATCTAGTTTAATAAACTTCCAAGAGATATTCTTATAGCGTTCACTAGCATTGATTTGCTTCTGCAAATGTACAGGATCAATGTTGTACCAATCTTTAGGATCTTCTTCCAATGTCTCTTTAAACAAACTTTCAGTGTTGTCCCATTGATCCATCGGTTCTTTGGCAACCGCTGTTGCTAGACGTTTTGTCACAGTTTGTATTTGCTTGGGCAATCTACCATTTGGGTTTCGTACCAAGTAAATGGCTGTAGCATCTTGAATATTTTTTACATCTGCATCACCTAGTTGTACAAAGCCATTTGCTTCGCCCCAAGCAATGATACTGCGTCTAGCACACTTAGGGCTAGTGCCGATCAGATGTTTTCCGTTCCATATCACCATCGATTAATTCTGCAATACGTTTGTAACTATTTTGCAGTTGCTCCTGTAGTTCTCTTACGTTATGTCGTAAGATTTGATTTTCATCTTCTTTTGCAAGAAACATACTCCTGTATCTTTCTGCTTCTGACTGTGTGTGGTCTTCCCAAGCCATTTACACCTCTAGTTTACCTACACCAACTTTCCCTTGATATTCATATGTCTGGTGCCCCATACTAATATCGAAAAACTCCTGCCCTGGATCTTCGTCTGTTACTGCAAGTGTGTCTTTAGGATCTACTGTGCGTACAATCTCACCATTAAGTTCAAATCCACGGCTCCAGCGACCATGTGCTACTAACACCCACTCGCCAACTTTAACATCTTCTTGCTCAGGACCAATAGCAATCACTTTGCCCCATCTTGGATGAATGCCTCGTGTCTCACCGTCATCGCTGGTAATAATAATACCAGCTTTGGTTGTAATCTCACCAAACTCCATTTCCTTTACAAGAATACCATCTCGCAAAGGTTTGAAAGTTCCTGTGGTCCTTGTCGCTACATGTTTTGCCATTAAATCCTCCGTACACCTGGGTTCTCACGTTCTTCTGTGCCTTTTGCAGGTTGAACGTTTTGTTCTACTTTCTTAGCTGCCGCTACAGCCGCTGCTAGCCCACCAGTTGGAGTTGGTTTAGTTTCTTCATCTGGTTGGCTTTGTACAACTTCGTGTACATCGCTGTGACCGTCAACAACATCAGTTGTTTGTGGTTGTGCTTGCACAGCAGGTTCCCAGTCTTGCCAGTCATCTTCATCTGCTTGCGCAATATTTGTGCCTTCTGGGATAACATCGTCTACTGGAACCATTGTGTTCATTTCATTGTATTCTCGCATGATTTGTTCGCGACTTTTTGTAATAGTACCATCAGGCGAAATCTCATCACCTCTGGCGTTTACTTTCATATTGCCCAGTGCAGGCGCAGTTTCATTTGCTAACATCATAGCACCAAAATCAACGTTTTGTCCATTGGCTGTTCTATAAGTTTTTCCTCGAGCCATTATATTCTCCTAATAATAATATGCGTATATTATACTTATCTTAAAAACTCTGCTACGTCTAAATCATAGTATAGACTGTCAATCTTATGCACACCTATCAAATATAGCACATAACTTGCAACACTACTACCACGACCAACACCCCAAACAATGTCTTGATCTCGCATAGTATCTACAATATAACACAAAAAACGCAACAAGTCAAACATATCTCGTTCTTGGTAAAGCAGTAGCTCTTGTCCTACTCTCTGTAGTTGTGCATCTGTTTTACATAAATCTAACAAGTATTTTGCAATGTCTAAGTGTTTATACTTTTCTGGCATATGCCAGTTGCTTTGATTTATATTATGATACTGTTGTATATCCATATTTACATCGTTCAACTGTGTTAACATTGTGTCCAAATGAAGTGCATTGCTTGCCGCATTAAACTTTGTTACATTTTCTAAACATAGATTAGTAATATCGAGACTTGGGTTTGCATACAGCATTTCACATGCTTGCTGTTCACTGAGAACCTGTCTCGAATATTCATCAAGTTGTATTGTCATTGTTAGGTGGTTTCTTTTTGAAATCTTTTAGTTCTACTACTGTACCTGATTTTTCGTCAAACGTCAAGTCTTCTTCTGACCAATCAACAGTTACTATTTTTAGTCCTTCGTGTAAGAAAAACATCTGCGCACTAGGCTTGTACCAGTATTTTACATACTGCTCTAAATCAGGTTCATCATCAAACAACTGTAACAAGTTTTCATTGCCGCCTTCGTCTGATGTAAATGTATGACTTACGTTTCGTGCCTGTTGGCTGCTAATAGTAATACTGTCTACAAAAAACACTTCTTCACAGATTGCACTGATCTTTGTATACAAACACATGGCGACTAAATGATCCCAAGGATCGTCTGGAAACACATGCACTTGTGCTTTGAATGGTAAGTTAGCAATCTTTGACAGATTGTGTGCTCCAATAAACACACTGTTGTCTATAACTTCTGCAATGTAATATTGAATACGATCCATTGCTTTAGTGTAGAGTTTGTTCTTGCCCATGTTAGGTACTAAACTAATAGTTACATGCCAAGTATTTGGTACAATAATATCTTCCAGCACCATCGTAGTAGAGAAAGTTTCTTTTACTTCTATCATTTTTATATGTCGATTAAATCGTCCCAATCTTTGCCTTTGTCTTTTTGTTGTTCTTGCATTTTATCCCAACGCTCTCTGTCTCTTTTTCTATTTTCTTCTTTATAGTCTTCGAGCATCATTTCAATCTGGCTCATTACATGTGCATTGCCCGATTGATAGGCAAAGTTCATACGCTTTTGCAGTTCACTTATTTTTTTGAGAACTTCTGCGTCAGACATGCTGGATAAGTTAGGTGTTAAAGGATGATTCATCTTAGTCCATCCCTGCGTTGTTCACAATATGCATTAAATGTTATCCAGTTTCTCCACACAAGCCAAGCACCAACAATGCTCCAAAGCATGTTGGGAATCATCATTAGTGTTATACTAAAGTAGATTAGCACAGAAAATACTGCACATACTAAGTGGTCTTTTGTTGTCATTCAATAAACTGTTTAAGTTGTGGTGCCTGCCATCCTTCAGGTTTGAGAACTTTGCCGTCCTCACGTTTGCGAACTTTACCTGTTTCTGGATCAATCTTTGCAAAGTTAGTTTTCATAACTTCTTCCCATGCACCTTCGCTGTCCCAGCCAGCTGCACGGATAGCACCAATAGTTACAACCAGAATATCAATAAGTGCATCTAGTTGTTCTACTTTGTCGTTGGCGTCTACTGCTTCTGTTAGTTCTGTGTATTCTTCTTCGATTAAATCAAGATACATAGCGTAGTTACTTGCGCTAGGCTCTTGGTCACACGCTGTTTGAAACGTGTCAATATCTTTAAAAGGATTAGTCATTGATACCTCTGGTTATGCATGTATTATATATATTATACAGGTTTTAGAGGCAGTGTCAAGTATTAAATGGCTTGTAGTACTAGTTTTTTCCAAATAGCAGTTGAGCCATCATATGTTGCTGTACACACATATAGGTTAGTAGCATCAGCACAAATATCGCCTGCCTTGTCACCTGTCTGACCTGTGCCAGTTGCAGTGCGAACTTCAATAGAACGATTGTTGCGCAACTGGTCAAGTACAGCAATACTTGCACCTGCATCATCTGTAATGAACTCAAACAAGTGTACACCTGTTCTGTCAAATGTGATTACATTACTGCCGTTGCTGCCGATAAGTTGATCTTCACCAATGTCCACTGCTCCTGGTAGTGTCATTGTATGTGCTACGTTTGCTACATTGATTTCAACACGGATTGTGCCTACTTTGCCTGCGGCTGGAAAGTTACTAAACGCAAATGTGCAACTGCCGCTAGTTGTTAATGTTTGATATGGACCATCTTCATAGTCAAAGGTTACTGTTCCACTAGTTGTACCTTTTGCAACACGAGTTTCACTGATATCTTTAAGTTCAAAATCTTCAAGTACTGCGCCAGCGCCATCATTGTTTAGACTGTCGCCGTCCAATGCGCCTTTGAGGATTGCCTTGCTTTCAATGTCACTAATCTCTGTCTTAGCAGTGTCTAGTGCTGTTTTAATATTGGTAAAGTTATCGCGAAATCCTTGGCTGTCATTGTCCTGCCCTGCTACTGGATACGCTGTGTCAATACCTGTTGTGATAATACCGCTTGCCATTATTTAAAACTCCAACTGTGGAAACTGTCTATATATTTATCTTTCAGTGTAAGGTAGTCTGTCAAAAGGTCCTACCTGTGGGAACTTAATATATTTGTCCCCTTGATCTTTGTTTGCAAATGTGTCTACATTGGCAAAGAATCTTGTACCGTCACCATCAAACTCTGTTACGTCACTAACATCAAATGTTGTTTCTTGTGTGATTGTAAACTTGTTTGTTGTTTTGTCAAACCAGCGGCTCAAGTTATTGTCTAGTATAAACCTATCAATCTCAAAACTAATCTTTTTAATATCCAGTGTACTGTTTTTTACACGTTCTTCAAGTCTATACTTGATCTTTTTCGCCGTGCCTGGATTACAGTAAACAATAGGTGCTGCTAGTATCCACCCAAGCACTGTGTTATCTTCTTGTTTGTCTTGCATCCAGTCTGGTAATACTTTACGTTCTAGTATTTGATAACCAATGTCTGTGGTAAGTCTACTGCGCATATTTTCAATACTGTTTGGATACACATAATAATCGTTTGCTTGTGAAACCAAATAATGCTGATGACTTACATCTATAGCAGGTTCACTTACACGCAATGGATTACTCCATGTAGTGACATCACTGCGTACATCTTGTTTTAGTACAGGACTACCACTCATCCCTGTGCTAGGATTTATTCCTTGTTTGTTATCTAAAAGTTCTAAGTAGACAACTTCATACTTCACAGTGCCATCTTCATTAAGGGCTCTTGCTGTTTTAAAATCACCAAATCTTAATATGTTATTATAGAAGTTTTTACTCATTGCTTCTATGTAATCTGTTTCAGGCTTTGGTGCTAGACCAGCTGCAATCACAGCACGAATATCTGTTTGAATACCAAATGCATAATCACCCGGACGATACACATCTGCTTGTGGTATGTCATCGTTGTTTTGAATAAACGCTTCATAGATATCACGTTGTGCTTGTGTAGGCAACGCTCTAGCAAAAATACTTTCATATGGCTTTTTGCTATCTAGTACTAGTCTTATACTAAATGTCTTGTAAGTGTCTACAACACCATCTGCACTGAATACCCTTACTGTAAATGTATAGATATTTTCAAATGTTGTTTCATTGGTGTACAAATCTTCAATATCAAACGTTGTACGTCCTGTGTCAAACATTAATGTTTCAAAACTTACTCTGCCTACAATAAGTCCACTGCTGTTAAGTGTTAACCCTTGTGGCAAGTTTTGTGTAAATCCTAGATTACCTTGTAGTTCATACTGTACAGGTCTGCCGTCGCTAATACTAGCTGAAATACTAAGTTGACTTTGTGTACCTGTGCTTATAGTACCAAGGTCAGCATTGGGCCACCCAACAACACTGTCTATATCGCCTTCTACTGTGACACTGAAACTAATAGTGTCTTGACTTACATACTCAGTGTTATCACGTTTGCGACAGAAAATACCAAAGGTATAGTTTTTAGTAGTACTGGCTTGCTGTGGAATGTATCCGCTAATCCAACCGCTGGTAGGATCTAATACCAGACCGTCTGGTAAGTTAGCAGATTCTTGATCAAAGTTTACATCATCAAAGCCATCTACTGCACTGTCAAAACCGCCAACTAGTTGAAACTCTAATGTATCTCCATCAAAGTCCCTTCCAAGTACTTGGTAACTAAAATAGTTGTCGTGTTTAATAGTGCCTATTTCTGTTGCTTGTGTTAGCATGGCAGGTCTACGCAGATTTGTTTCACTTGCGTCTAAAAGTTGACCTAATCCTGTATTAGTTTCTTGATCGTCATAGTTGTCTACTGTGAGTATGTCCATGTCTGCTGTAACAACATTACGACTTGCAGCAAACAGTGTATATGATTTTAAGTCAACGTCTTTGCCATCTGTGACTGCTACAATAAAGTCATATGTTTTGTTTACACTTTTAGTTCTAAAGTCCCATTCTCCGATGTCAAAGTTATTGACATCAAATCCAGGAGTACCTGTTACATCTTCAAAAGGAGTAATGTATCCAATAATCTTACCATCGGTTGTAACTTCTAATCCACTAGGCAAGTTGCCACTTTGCAGTTTCCAAGTTAGTGTATCTTGCGGATCAGGGTCTGTAGCAGTAAGTTGTACATCAACTTTATCGCCATCGAAAAACGCACCTAAATCACTTGCAGGTTCCGAAGTAATCACAGGAGCATCTTGTCCTGTGACAGTCATTTCAAACACACGGTCTGCTACACTGCCATCATCACTTACAGCTCTTACAATAAACTTACTGGTAACATCTTGTGCTACTTCTTTAGGAACACCTTGGATATAATCATAGTTCTTAGGATTGCCTTCTACAACACCATTGCGTGTCACTCTAATGCCAACAGGCAATACGCCACTCAAGTATTTGTAACTTGTGGCATTGGCTGCGTTTAGTTGAACTTGGTAAAACTCGCCTTCTACGACTGTACCTAGATCACCAGGTGGTGTAACCCATACTGGAGGCAACATACTATATACTCCTCGTTATATGTAGTATTTATCAACCCTACCAGGTGTCACCGCTCCATGCAACACGCTTCCAAATGTTTGCTGAACCGTCGTAATCTGCTGTTGCATAGTAGATATAGTTGCCGTCAAAGGCAAAATCGCCTGCAGTATCGCCGCTAACGCCTATACTGCTTGCAGGTGTGTGGCTTTGTACAATACGCATGCGGTCACCACCGGCAGTGATGTCTGCACCTGCATCAACATCTTGTACAAAAATATCTTTAAAACGCAGACTAGTACCGCCAATATCATATGTTTGATCAGTGTCGGGAACAATACTGCTGTCTAATCTGCCTGTAATAGTTACTGTGTCAGCACTGCTGTCACCTAGGTCAACGTTTCCATTAAAGGTTGCTGTGCCACTTGCTATGAGTGTTGCTGTAGTAATACTTGTAGTGTTTGCTACTGCATTTACATTAAGTGTGCCATCTATTACGGCACTACCATCAATGTTTGCAGCACCATCTACTTGCAGTGTAGCACCACGAGTTTCGCCAGTAGCTCTAAGATCACCAGTTACACTAGCATCGCTTTGAATGTTTACAATGCCTGTGCCATTGGGATCAATAACAACGTTTTCGTTGCTTACATCTCCAATAATCTTGTTATCAACAAATCTAAGTCTACTTAGACTAGTACCACCAAGTTCGTCGTAAACTTCTGTAAAGTTGTCGTTTACCTTTACAAATGCGGCACGAAGTGAATCGCCTGTGCCGTCGTCTGCATTAGTACCTACATTAATGGTTGCCTTTGCCATTGTCTATCCTTAACTTACAGCGTAGTATGGTACAACGTATGCTGTGCCGTTAACTTTTAGTTGGAAGTATCCAGTTGGAGTTGCTGGTAGCGCAGTTGCTCCACCTGCCGCGCCTACTGTTGTTTGTGCAGTTGTGTTGTAGTCAATAAGACCAGTACCGCTAGGATCAATAACAACGTTTTCGTTGCTTACATCTCCAATAATCT